ACAAAGTAATACCTAATCATATCAACAGCATCATCATTTTCTTTAACTGGATTCTCATTTATTATAGTTCCATCCTTTTCAGGATACTTATATCTTTTCAACCCATCTATTGATTCTTTGCAGTTAGATGATACAAAAAACCTTCTTTTGGATTCACTGTTACAAATATAACTTCTTACAATAGCTATGCCTGTTAATATTTTACTTGTTTTATACTTAAAGTGAATACCTGCATTAACTTTGAACCATCTAACATTGGAAATACCAGTTTGCTCTCGCTCTTGATTCCCAGCTATATCGCAAAAATATTCTTGTATTTGGTAAGGCTTTGATTTTATCCACTGAGCTAATTTTTCAAGCTTAAGTTTTGATTGAACTATTTCATCAATCAAGTAAACAATATCATTTTTAGCATCATACTGAAATATACCGCAAGCCATAGGGTGCGCCCAACCCCAGTCAACAACGCATATCGTAGGCAGCATTGAATTGTATTGAATATTATTTATTATATTATCATAAAGTTTTATTTTACACTTTAAATTAACTTTTTTGTTTGCCTCACTAATTATATCATTAATTGTCATTTCTTTTTGCTGGATTAAATCTGGAAATCGTTTGACCATTGTTTTAATACCAGCTCCTTTAATGCCTTTTATACCATCACTTGGATCTCCTGCAAAGCATCTTGTTAGACAAAAATTAAAAGCAGGAACTCCCCATTTGTCTAATACATATTTTTCATCTAATAATTGTTTCTTGTTTGGAGACCAAATTTTTGTATTTTTATCTAACAATTGATAATAGTCTTTATCAGAGGTTACAATTATTTTTTGATGATCAACATTTTTTGTTTTAGTCAAATAAGATATAACGTCATCAGCTTCACAATCGCCAACGTATATTTGAGTTACAGGTGTTTCATATAGTATTTCAATTAAAACCTTTAACTGATTGTCTCTGTTTTCAGAAGTATCTGGTATGTCGCTGTAGTATGAACTCCTATTAAGTTTTACGGGTCTTCTACCTTCTTTGTAGTTAGGATCAATGTTTCTTCTTCTAGTAGATCCTCCACCTTCCCATGCTACAACAATTTTTTGCGGTTTAAATTTGGCTGATAAATGTTCTATATTACGCAAAAACCCAACAATGCCTCCACATAGATTACCATTAAGAGACTTTGTTGGGTTTGCTGCAAAGTGTCGCATAAAAACATTTAAGCCGTCAATATAAATAACAGGCTTTTCGTTCATAGCTATCCTACTTTAACATTTCAAATGCATCTGAGTGTTCTTCCATGATTTGGTCATGGACTGCTTTAATCTCTGTATAACTTTCTGCATCAATTTCTGGGTCTTCAGACTCATTCTTTCTAATCATAGCTTTCTCTAATAGCATATCAATATACTGACTATATTCAGGATGTGTCATAATTTCACCAAAGTCTGCTTTGTAGAATTTCTTCTCTATGATCTGTTCTCCTTGCTTGTCATAGACTTCTAAATGCTTCCAAGCACCATTACCTCCAACTTCAATAGTATAACCATTACATACTTCTGAACCATGTTTTCTTAGCACGTCAAATACTTGTTCATGTTCAAAAACGCCTTTTCCAAAGTGAATTTCAAAGTTACAAGTTCTAAAAGGTGCAGATACCTTATTTTTAATAGTTTTTGCTGATACATTAATACCAATTGGTTCTTTATCTTTATTAACAATTTGGGAGCCAGCGCCTAGCTTAATTCTAACTGAACTATGGAATGGAATTGCCATGCCGCCAGGAGTAGTTGTAGGATCTCCGTACATTACGCCGACTTTTGTTCTAATCTGGTTTAGACAAACCATAAGAACTTTTTCATTAGCAATAACTCCTGTAATCTTTCTCATGCCTTTCGAAATTGCTCTTGCCTGCAGACCGATACTTTCTTTATCATAGTCGCCAGTAAGCTCAGCTTTTGGACTAGTTGCAGCAACAGAGTCCCATATGATGGTTACAGGAACATCTTTATCCATAGCTTTTGCTTTTATAATAGTGCTCTCTGCAATAGACAATACTTCTTCGGTGCAGTGTGTATCAACATAGACAAATCTTTTTGTAATGTCTACACCAAGCATCTGAAGATTTTGCACAGATGTTGCGTTTTCTGTATCAATATAAACTACAATGCCACCCATCTTTTGTGTAGACCTAGCAATCTGTGTAGCAATATGAGATTTACCGATAGAAGGAGGACCAAAGATTTCTACAATTCTGCCTTCAGGTAAACCTCCGTCTTTTTGATTTGAAATAATATAATCTAACTGCTTAGATCCTGTACTAATCCAACGCTTTACATGTGTAGGTGACTCGTCAGTACTAAGATTATACGCTACACGTGAGCCTCTTTCTTTGTTTAACGACTTAATAAGATCTGATGTAAAGTCATCAAGTTCTGTCTTTTTTACTTCTTTTGTTTTTGACTTAGCTTTAGCCATTTTATCTCCTTATTTTATAGTATTATAGCACTATCAAGCAGGTTATACAATTTTTGTGTATAAAAAAGCCAGCAAAAAGCTGGCATGTTTAACTTATAAAAATACTGTTTAAATTATCCTAGAGAGAGTCAAGATCTGCAAATGCATCATCTAAGCTTTTGTACTTACCGCTAATTGCATCTGGAGAGTTTTGATCTACTTTTTGTGTAGTCGATCCGCCTCGAGTTGTTTCTGTAGAATCTTCTTCGTCTGCATTTAACCATTCATTAATAATTCTCTCTAAATCTTCATAAGACTTAAGCTCAAAAAGATTATTAACGTCTGGGATGTTATCAAGCCATTGCTTTGACTTAGAAGAGTCTTCTGAAAGAGGTGAGTCTTTGCCTCGAGGTCGAACATCAGTTGTTGCCCATTGTTGACCTGGATTCTTTGTGCAATTTACACGAACGTCACGCCCCTCAATAGGATCAGTAATGTCGCCATAGTCTTCATCAAGCATGTAATTTAAAAGTGTTTGGTAAACTGTCTTACCAAATGCCCATAAACGAACACCTTTTTCTTCTTCGCCTCGAACAACAACAGGAGCATAACAACGCATCTTTGGATAAAGCTTCTTTGCTAATTCATAAGACTCCTTAGAACCTTCATCACGTAACTTTGTAATAAGTTCTTGAATAGGGTCTGGCTTGTCAAACTGGTAAGGAGCAAGAAGACCTGGGTTATTACCAATGTTGTAATAGAACATCAACTCTTTAAATGGCTGTCCGTCGTTATTTGGATATGCAAGCAAGCGAACAGTTGTTTCAGAACCTTCTTCAGGTCGCCACATTGTATTCTTCTTTGAATTTTGTCCACTTAGTTGTCCAAGCTTCTTACGGATTGCTGCTAAATCGATAGCCATATTTAGTACCTTTCATTTTGTTATTTGTTTAATTTTTTAATTGGTTAAATTTTTAATTTTTGTTGTAGACCAATTATGTCTACATTATATGTCATATATTTTTAATTTACACATTAAATTAAATTATTTTGTCTAATAAACTGTGTTAAACTTTCTGATTCTTGGGACTTAAAGCTTTCAAATCCTTTTGAGGTGTAGAGTCTCTTAGAGATTAAGTCTAAGCTGTTAGCAATTTTATTCATGTCTTGCTGTTGCAAACCTTGTAGCATTAAGTCACACATTTGTTTAAATGAATCTGGACTAAAGAAAGTTCTATAGTTAAGAGGTAAAACTTCTACATCGTTTAAATAATCAATTAACTTAAATACGTTTCTTGCAAAAGACTGTGACGTCTTTGGATTATTAAGTTGTTCTATAAATCCTTGTGCTCTAGACATTGAAGTACCATATCTATTTGTTTTAAACTCTGCATAAACGCTTGCCTGAATGCTTTGTAGTTTATCAAAGTCTGCGTTAGGAACTTTAAAAAACTTATTATCTTCTCCAGATGTTAAATTGACTGCTATACCTTCAATAGGACTTCTTGCGTTTATATTGCTTGACGGAAATATAGACTTAACTAAGCTTCTTATTCTTGGCGCAATTTCTCTATTGATGTCAGCTTTAACTGGAAAATCTGGTCCAAGCTTTTTAGAATGTCTTAAATTTCTTACAGTTAAAATTAAGTCATCAATTTCTTCTTTGATTGCATTGTCAACATCAACATTAGGAGTAAGAGGAATATCTTCTGGTAGCAGAACTTTAAGTGTATATGTTTTTTTTCTTCTTCTATTGTAGTATTCACCTGAAAGCTTTTTTGCGTCTTCTTTTGTAAAAGATCCAACTGGGTTAATACTAAATATTGCAGCGTACTCTGTCCCGTAAGGTACTTCATATGCTATATAATCAGGCTTTCTTTTGTCATTTATAACAATTTCCATATTTAATATAATCTCTTCGCCAGCATTAAGCTTTCGAAAATTTTTTATAAATGCTGTTTTAACTAATCCTGACGTACCTTTTGATCTCAAAAAAGAAGAATCAAAAATATTATTATTCTTAGCTATTAATCTATCTTTAATCGCGCAGTAAACTTCATTACCCTTCGCTGTGCCTTTTATGCCAACAGTCATTGCTTGCCCTGCAATTTTTTCTGTAGTAGAAAATTGCATGTTTTCATCAACTTCACCTTTAAGATAATTTAAAAAAGCAATAATTTCAGGTTTGGATAAATCTTTAACTCTCGCAGATCTGGCCTCAAATAATCGTAAATATGTTTCTTTAAGTCTTTTTTTGTTACCGTTTTTAAGATAGTATTGAACAGATTTTGTCTCAGTTTTCTTTTTGCTACCTTTTGACCTGTGTTTTTTATCTGTAGCATTTGATGAATTGTATACGCTACCTGGACCAGAGCCGGCTTTAGGACCTGTTCCTAGTGGAGTTGAAAATCCTCCTACTGCTCCTGCACCGTTAAATTCTCTTACTAACGCTTCTAAAACTTTGTTATATATATCACTCATAAAACACCTCTTTAATATATTATATATTTATTAAAAAGGCACGTTATATATTCCTAAAATTTTATCTCTTTCATCTTTCATAACAGACTCATGTGCCATTTGCATAACTAAAGTGAGCCTAGATTTATGCATGTTGTAAAACTTATTGTCTTCTGATATCATATCTTTCATAAGAGAAATTGCTTCCCATTCTTCCCAATTAAGATAAACATCATACCTTTGTAAAAGATAAAGTGTCATGTCGTTAACTTGATACTTTGGACATTCCTCGTTCCAGTCGTAATACTGTCCTAACTTTTCTTTATGCCAGTCTGATGTGCATTCAACGTATCTGTCGTGTGAAACATTTCCTACTCTTCCTAAAATAGATAAAAGTGAACACTTAATAATAGATTTTGAGTCCAAGTCATAATTTAAAGCTTTTGAAATGTTATTTGCTGCTTTTGCTAACTCCAAAGAATATTCAACTAATCCGCCAATACCACAAAAAGGTTCTTTCTCTCTTTGCGAAAAAGAAGCCATTATTATTCTTTGATCCCATTTATTAATTAGATTGTTTACGTTTTTATTTCCTACTTTTTCTAATAGTTTACTATATTTAGTCCATAAAGTTTCAACGTCGCGTTCTTTATACATTTTTATCCTTTAAAGTTTCCACCTGATTCCTGTGATGTTTTGAAATCGTTTAGTTAGTTGTTTTTTCTTGTTTGTTAAGTCAATTACATAGTCAACATCAGGACTATTTTTCTTAAGCTCTGTCATTAGTTCCTTGGATACGTTTAACAGATCTTGTAGAGCTTCAAGTTGTACTTCTGAACCTGATATATTGACATCGATGTCTTTGCCTTTTATAAATCTTGCTGCTACTTGGTGTAGTAAATTTTCATTAATATTCATTGCTAATCTTTCTTTATAGGACATTAAACTTTTCTGTTGTTATAGGGAAAAAACCTAAATCTTTAAATTCATATTTATTATTAATTATGTCATTAAACTCATTTAAGTAAGAACTCTCAACATCAAAAACTATAGCATCATGTATTATAAAGTTTGGAACAGCTTTGTCTAAATCAAGTCTTTTAACTAAGTCACTAAAATAAGTCAAAGAAACGTCTACTGCAGAAGATTGTATGTAGTTATTAATTAATATATTTTCTCTTTTTTCTTCAAGGTTCCATATGGGTCTTCCAAAATAATTTCTTCTTATACCTAAGTCATCAATGTTTTTTGATATCTGTAAAACTTCGTCTATTTTAAAATATTCCCTAATAGTCTCAAAAATACTTTTAGCTTTTGAAGAAGAAATGTTTCTCAAGCTTTCGTATCCTGCACCGTATAAAACTGATATTGTTGCTCTTTTAATAATTGATCTGTCTACATCAAAGTCAAGAATATTAATAATATCGTTATAGATGTCATCAGGCTCTTTGCAATTAGTTATTTTTAAACAGAGACGAGGTTCTAAATTTGAAAAGTCTAAACTAACTAGATTACCTTTGTCAAATCTGCTTTCAAATATGTTTCTACATCTTTTAGGAAGCGTTAATATATTTGGTCCATTTTCTACTATTATTCTTCCTGAAATGTTTGACGAATTATTGTACGTACACACATCAGAAAAACCTCTATTAGGTTTAAATCCTTTTAAAGTATTAAGAATAGTTGCATTTGACTCAACTGATAGTAGTGCTTTAAAAGCTAATATGTTTATTTTTGCACTTTTAATAGTGTCAAAAAGAAATTGATATTGTTGAAGTCTTTTTAGGTAGTCTTTTTTGTCTATAGATTGAATATACCTGTCTATAGAATCTTTATGATCTATAAATCCTTCAAGAAAATGATCAGCAAAAACATGCTCTTCATCATATTCTTCGTTAATTTGAGAAAAAAACTTTAAGTAGTTATTGTATTTCTCTTCATAGCATGTGTTGTAAATCTTTTTTATATCTATCATAAAAAAATAATATGACATAAAATTAAAATTTACACATTTATTTTATGTTCATACTTTAATTTGTGATATCTGCACGTAATTATAATCTTCAGTTTTTCCATGCTTTTTTGTCATGTCTTTAAATTGATCTAAAGCAATCTTAGCGCTATTTGTAGAGTTTATTTCTTTAACCTTGTGTGCTTCGTTTGCTGTTGCTTTTTTACCTGCTAAATTAAGCAACCATTCGTCAGCAAATCTACTCTTGCCATCTCTTCCCCAAACTGTTTTTCTGCTAGTAGGTGTTGTTCTAGACTTTATTTTACTCTTTAAAGTTGAAGCGCTTTTTTCTTTTAACTCTTCAAGATAAAAATAGTTTGGATCATCTTTTCTATTATTATAATAATTGCTTGCAAATTGACTTTTAATAGACTTGTAATTTTGAACGTATAATGCTATTTTATTAAAGTAGTCTGGGTCAGCACCAGTAATTGCTTGCCCATAAGTGTTCATTTGTGAAATGTCTAAGTGAATCGCGTTTCTTTTTTCACCTGGTAGTCTTTTAGGTATATTGTTTTCGTCAAGAATATATTTACCGTCATATTGTTTAAGGCCTTTTTTATACTTTATTGATTTACTTTTTGCTCGATATCTTTCTATACTAGGATAGTGCATGTAATACATTCCTGCACCTGCACTACTTACTCCCATTTTAAAACAGCAGTCAATAAAATATCTTACTATTAAAAAGTCTTTTTCGTCATTTGGTTCATAAAGACAAACATATTTTGTTCCAGAAGCTGTAGAACGCTTTAAGTAAACGTCACACCCAAAACCTAAACTATGATTTGTGTCGTGAATACCGCCTCTGTCTCTCTTTATAAGTGCAGTTATGTCTTTTGTGTATGTTTCGTCTGAATTGGCATTTATAAAAATATTCATGTTTTCGAGCAAGCTTGCTACAAGACTTCTTTGGTTTTGACTTTTTCTTTTTGTGAAAGTTAGGTTCTTACTAAGAATTTCTATTATATTTGCCCAAATATCGATTGGCATTGTTCCACCACTCATGACTTCAACACGCAATAACTCTGGAAACTTATTTTTTGTTAACTTAAATGCTTCATCTAATATCTTAATAAGCTTTGGTTGAACGTTGCCTCTTCTTTGTGCATAAGAGTTAAACCCAAAAACATATCTAACATTTTTTGTGCCTGTGTCTCTTCTTTTACCTTTAGGATTTTCTTTACTTATATTGTTAAGTTCAAAATAACTGGAAATTAATCCTTCTTTTTCCATTTCACCTATTGCTGTATTGATTGCCTGTATGTTTTCTATACCTGAATACGGTGCTACTGTCTCAGGATTTACTTGATTATAATTAGGTTCTTCTTTGGAGACTTTTAAAACTTTTTCTGGCGGGTTAGTTAAGCTATTGTCGACTTTGTTTTGATATGAGTTTCCTGCTTCTAGCGGTTTTATTGATCTTGTGGTCTCAACATTGTTTGGTATGTTTCTAACTGTATTCAAGCCTAAGTCTATCATACTATAATCAGGTATTGTTGAAGGAAATTTTGATTTAATACTGTCTTGACCAATTACACTTTTTTCTTCATAGCTATAGAAAAAATGTTTACTATCTGTAAAGAAATATTTATTGCCATAGAGTTTTGCAATTGATCTTAAAGCCTTCGGGTTTCTTATTTCAATTCTTGCAAAAATATCGTCGATATTAATCTTGTAAACATAATTGCATCGATATGCGATAATTGCATCATCTTCAGGAAATACTTCATCACCTTCATCAAAGTTGCTTTCTTCTAAATTATTATCAAATAAATATGAAGGCTTTTTTGTAGGTTTTCCTTCTTGTTGTGGTTTGTTTTCTTTGTTAATGTTAGGTATTTGTGCAAATATTGCTTTAAGTGAATTCTTTTTAGGACCATCTTCCATTACAGAAATTGCTGATGATCTCCATATAGGTGTTCTTGAAGAAAGCTCGTTGTCAATTTCCAGCATTCCTTCTCTATCGTTTATAGTTTCTAGACAAATTCTTGGAACAAAGAAATGAGCATTTTTAAAGTTTTCATTGTTTACTACTATGTCTTCAAAAGAGTCAAGCAATATAAAATCAAGTGTTATGTAGAGAATATTATCTTTAACTTCTACATCTGATAAGTAGTCCATTGATGATTTTGCTGCATTCAAGGATTTGTTAATTTTTTCAACTTTTGCTATTCTTTTATTTATTTGCTCTATGACATTATTTGAATTAGTTCTAGGTTCAAAAAGACCTAATCTATGTGTGTAATCTTTTGTTTTTTCTTTAAGCTTTTCTTTGTTTAAAACTGAAACTGAAGTAAGTATTTCCATTTCAAGATCTGTTTTACTTAATAAACTATTTTCAATATTATTTGGATCTCTTCTTACTTCTAATAAACTTTTAGAAGAATATATCTTTTTAAGACTTGTTTCGTTAGTAACAGTAAATGGTGAAAAGTAGCACATAGTATATAAAGAGTTTTCTATATTTTTTGAGTTTTCCCCTTTAAGACTCATTCTTTTGTATGTTTCTTTAGTGTATAAATAACCATTGCCTTTTGAATACATAAACTTTTCTTTAAGTCTAGTATACCCTTCAGCTTCTGCTTCTTTATCGCTATGAAATGTGCCCTTAAAAACGTTTTCAGGACTAACAAAATTAGAAGGTACTTGGAGCATATCATCAACTGTTAGCGTCTTCACTGAAAATCCTATTGTTTTTGAAAAGAAGTTTCTACTTGTATCTTTATTAAAAACAATTTTCTTTCTTTTAATTGGTACTTTTTTATCTTTACTCCAAGGCCACCATGAAGAACCTTTTTCTGTTACATACTTTTCTACGTAAACCTCTTCTTTTGGGATTGTTTTTGATAAATTAATTGTTATTTCTTTGTATGTTTTTGCAAAATCTAAATTGTTATATGCTTTCAAGTGTTGATTTTGACTTATTTTTTTTGGGTCAGCTGTATTGTCAAACAAGTATTTCATTGCCACTTCAGCAAAAAATTTGTTGTCAATGTTTGTTTTTGAAAAGTCAACAACATTAAATTCATTTTCTAAAAATAATTGTTCTGTATTTCTTAACTCTATCACAGTTTTTTTAAGTGGCTCTAACTTCACAACAAGATCTTTTTTTGGTGTATAGTTTCCTGTTGCGCGAAGTGTTTTTGCTGTTGTCGTAGGCTTCATAGCAAAAGAAAACTTGTCGGTTTCTCCTTCTCTGTTATAAATGGAGTGAACATATATTTCAAAGTTTTTTGATTCTTTAAACGTTTTTTTAAATTCTTCTACGAAGCTGCTTTTGTTTGAATTGTCTCCACTTTGTTTTGTATTAATACTGTGCGTTGCTTGTGCTATATATTTTTTGTCTTTTGGATTTGCCAAATAATTGTGTATTGATTTGTCAGCAGCAAAGTTTAGCATAAAACCGTTATGAAATAAAAATAAGTTATCCCATTTATCCTCAAAATACTTTAAAAAAGAAGATTCTAATTTTTGCTTGCTAACATTTTTTTTACTTAAATGAGATTCTAATCCAGAGCCGCCTTGTTTTTTAACATTCATGTAGCACCTACTTTGTAAGCAACTTAATGCTTTGATTATAGTATTGACTGTTTAAATAGTTTGGATCAATAACATATTTGGAAATTTTATTTACAGTCTTTTTTGTGTTTCTTACTCTTGTTTTTTTCTTTTTACTTTCTGAATTTTTATTAATTTCATCTTCAAGGTTTTTAAGCTGACCGTAATTGTCGCCATAAGAAAGTGTAAGTTGAGTTGTAAACTTTCCAGGAGTGAGATTGTGTGTTATACCTGTAACAACGTACTTATTGTCTAGTGTTGTTCCTGTCTCAAAATCTAAAAACACAGACTGACCAAAATTAACCCAAGGACATCCAAATATTTCGACAGAAGCTTGTGCTGGCATAACAACTAAAGGCAAATCTTTTGAAATTCTATTATTTATAAGATTCTGGTCGTTTCTATCAGATCTAGTCATGAATATTGTTGATAGCTTGTTTTCGTTCATAGTTGAAACATTTGCACTTATCATAACAGAATTTTGAGTACCAAACGTTAAAGACGGATATATCTCTTTGTAGATATCTTTAATACTGCCTTTAAAATTGCTTCTTCCAGTAATCTTATCAAGATTTAAAGAGTATGATCCGTCTTTGTTTATTTTTATCCATTTAGCTTTTGCCAGTCTTTGAATTTCTTTTTTTTGTGTTGCATTAAAGTTTTTTAAGTTTTTTCTCTCGTAGTTTTTGTCTTTTCTTTTGTTTTCTTTGAAATCACGTCTATTTGCGGCATTATAAACTTTATGTCACTTGAATTAACGTTTGCTCCAGCACCTGGGCTAGAACCAAAATAAATTTTTCTTAAAGTAGCTTCAAGCTGTGACTTGAAAGTATTTGTATTTGCAATAGACTTAGATATTTCAACAGCTTTTTTATAGTCTCTATTTCTAGGTTCATAAAGGTTTGACATTCCTAAAGTAATATTGTCTTTTACTTGAACAAACTTATCAATAATTTGAGAAATCAAAGATTCAGGACTAATTACTGTTCTTTTTTGAAATATGTCTACTAAAAAGTCACCAAGCATTTTTCTATCTATCAAAAACTTTGAAATACTTTCGTTTGCCATGGCAGCTGCATGCTCATTTGCTGTATAGAAAATAGTTTGAATTTCGTCAAACTGAGAAGTACTTTTTCCTTTAACTTTAGCAACATAATGCTGAACGATTGTATTTATTACTGATCCTAGGCTTACATAGTTTGTTGGATTTTTTTTAGGATATAACTTTTGATTTGTAGGATAAAAGTGATCAATATAATTGATTGACCCCATTATACTTTCGAGAACAGCTTTTTCGTTGTCTCCTTCTTGGATATCATCTTTTGTCAACTCTACAATTAAATTACTTAAATTAAAAATACTGTCAAAAACACTCTTAACAGTATTCATTGCATCTGCTGGTTTTAACATCTTATTTTCAATAATAAAATCAACATTGGTGCCTGCAGTTTTTGCTGCTGATATTGCTTTCTGAACATCGGCCAAAGGTTTGTTGGTAATAAGTGTACAAAAAGTTTCTAGAACAGAAGGCAAAAGTGTAGTTGTACTAAAGCTAAATTTTAACGCTGCTTTTCCGCCTGCAGCAGAAGCTGTTGCTGCTGTAGTCGTGCTTGTTATTGTTAAATGTTTTTGAAAGTTTCCTCCGATAGAGTTGTAAAGTAAATCGTGTGGAGTTTTAAAATTGCCTAAAGCTGTTATTTGAGCAGGTGTAAGCCTTGATGTTTCTCTAAACAAGTCTTTAAAATTCTTAGTATTAATTCCAGAGTTTTCAAAATACTCATTTGAAGCTGAAGCAAAAAGTAAATTTCTATGATAGTCTAAATCACCAACAGCTTCTGAAAACTCTGTTGCTAAAATCCTACCTTTTACTCTTGTAGATATTTGTTGATTTTTAAATTCATATGGGCCTTTCATTGCAATAGACAAATCAATATTTACTTGACCACTATTGTCTAAGCTAAGTGAAGAGTTAACTATCATGTATTTTTCTGTAACTCTTGAATTACCTATAAAGTAACCTAACGGATTCTCAGGATTTTCTTCGTCTGGGTTTGTCCAGCCATATTCTAACACAATTTCTGCGCCAAATTCTCCTAACAGATCAGGTTTTACGAAAGGTGCAATATCATTCATTCTTGTTCTGTCGTGGAGAACAACACTAAGCTTGCCTGACTTGTAAGACATTAGACCTTTTGTTGCTGAAGCATTAATGCTAAAACTTTTTATAGTCATAAAAGGTTGTGTAGGATCATTTACAGTAGTTCTTCTATTTGTTGAGGAATTTGGATTATTTTGACTATGCCCTATATCTTCGTCCATGTTAACCATTGTTTGAGGTGAAGTAAATATAGACATGTTTGTTTTAACAACACCTTTTCTAACATAGTCGCCAGACATACCATCGTAGTTTTTTGTTTTATTTGAAATGTCTCCAAATAAGAAACTGTTTATTGAAGATGATGCTGATATTGACTTAAATCTTTTCTTTCCTTTTTTGTCTTTGCCCATATATTTCTGACTTGATAAGTTAGGCAAAATAAAAGTAGCATTTAAATAAGGGTAAGATCTATTCATTTCTAGTGTTGTTAAACTATTAAA